TTTAATCAATTGAACAGAAATACGCAAGACGTGATTAACTTTGGAACAATGGCAGCCTCTGCCAACCAAGCTAATCAGCAAACTAACGTAAAGTAATCGATGAGAATACAACGCCTAAATCACGGTTTAGGCGTTTATTTTCTTTTTTAAACTCCTTAATAATTAAATATTATGAGTCTTTACAACAATTACTACGAAAATTTGCTAAAACAGTATCTACCAAATCAAAATCAATTTCAAAAAACACCGCAACAAATATCTGATGACCAAAAGATACAGGCTTATCAGGTATACATTACTACTAAAGAAGGTATTGAAGCGGTGGCAGAAATGAATTCGAAATTCGGAGCTTGGTTCGATACTACTTACGGAATTAAACAGCCTGAACAATCAGCCGATTTAAAAAGGATGGAGGAAATGCTGGCGACTATGGCAAAACAAATTGAAGGCTTAACAAATCAATTAAAATAAAAAAAAATATGAAAACATTTTTTCAAAAACATCCTGTTGACTTAGATGAGTTGACCGCGATAAAAATGATTCACAAAAAAATTGAGTCAGCAGAAAAGAAATGCAAAGAGGATGACAAAACCTATTTGGAAGACCTCGCTAAAGTTCTCGAAATGACCGAGGACTATTTCAATGAAATAGACGTGAATCCAGTAACACTGGTGTAAAATAAAACCCGCCAATTAAAGCGGGTTTTTTGTTGTTTAAAAAATATTTCATTTATATTTTCATCACACATAATTATAGAGTATTTACCGTTAATTCAGTACTAAAACTTGACAGGTTATATTGTCCGTCAAATGTTCTTAATTTTATTTTATATTGTTTTCCGCTTGTAAGACCACTTATAACACTTCCTGCATTCGAAAACGCCGAAGGAGCTAATTTAATCCTGTCCCTCAATTGTTCATCCGTTTCTTCGTCAGAACCTCCAGCCGTGACCGAAGTATTTGAGGCAGTCGATAAATATGGTTGTGGATCTAAAATAACCGAAACTGTGCCTATTGCGTAATCGTTTGACGCTTTTCCTGCGGTTTGGGCTATAAATGTAGTCGATACCGTGTCTGTTCCCGTCAACACAGCTGTGTCTTCCACAAGCTCAAAAACAGCGCGTCCATCGGTTGAATTTACACGCAATCCAGCAGGTATAACTACGTCACCGTGTCCGGCAACTAAAGTCAGTAATAAAGTTGTTTGGGCCAATGCAGCAGGCAGTCGGACAACGCCCACCAAAACGCCTAAATGGTCAAGCATTGGGAAACGAGCGAAATCTACAAGGTTTTGCAAGGATGCATCTTGTATTTGATTTCTAAGTAATAGTTCACGATATGCGAACGCGTTTATTAAAAGCGTTTCAACTTGCGCAGGCTCTAAAGCCCTGCCCGTTCTCGCTTCGTAATCAGCAACCATTTCAGCAACAATAGTCGTTGCGTCTCTGGCTATGAATTCAGGGGTTGGTAATGCCATTTTATTTGCTTTGAGGTATACGGCTTTTAAAAACCGATATTATCAATTCGACTGATTTCATTCCAGAATAACCAAGAATAAAAGCCACTCCGTATAAAACCTTATTATCAAGATTCATCCATTCACCAACTAAGGGTGTTAGGTAATTTGCCGAAAGACCGCCAGATAAAACGGTACAGAATTGTTGCATTTTTGTCATTTTATTATTCTTTGTTAAAAAAACAATTGCTCCACTAGATCCTGCAATGAATACAGGAACCTCTATTCCTATGATTTTAAGGGCTTCAAATATAGTCATTCGTATGAATTGAAATTAAGCCTTCAATATACTAATATTTTGAAGGACATTTAAATTTATTTTCCAGTTTTGTCGTGATCCTTTGAAAATAACAATCCTATGCCGATAGTTACCGCGGCAACAGCAGATTCAATTTGATCGGGATGATTCACAAAAATGGATATACCTCCAATTATTGAGGCGATTCCTGCTAGTGTTGTTTTCCAATTCTTTGTCATGATAAATATATTTGATTGGTAAAAATACAAAAATTATTTCATCTCAAACAAAATACATAATTTAATATCTAAAGCCTCCGATATTTTTACTAAAGTGTAAACTGATATTCCTGCTTTTTTGCCGTTTTCTATGTTGCAAATCATGTTTTCAGTAGTTCCTGCTAAATAGGCCAATTCTGCTCTACCCATTTTCGACGTTAATCTTTCTTTTTTTATTTTGATTCCTATCGAAATCATCATTGCTTGGATTTTTACTCCAATTTCCTTTTCTGAAAAATCATAATTTTTTTTCATAACAAAACAATGTTTAATTATTCATATATAATTGATTATGATAAAATTAGCAAACTAAAAACGATAATAATATATCTTTTTATGCAATTTAATTTTGAAGTATTATTAATCTTAATACTTAAAATTATGTCAATTACAAGTGGATTGGAAACACAGAACATCGGAGGCGGTGGTTTTGGAGGCTTCGGAGGATTCGGAGGCGGTGGAATTATAGAAGGTCTTATTTTAGGAGCAATCCTAAATAGAGGAAACGGCGGTTTATTTGGAGGAGGAGACGGTAATTCCTCTTTATCTGCTGATGGTATTGCTGCCAAAACAGCTCTTTTGGTAAATCAAAATACTGATCAAAATGTTCTTTTACAAGCGATAGCCAGCAATAAGGACGCGACTATTGCGGAAGGGAGATCTTTAGCTGCTGCCGTTTGTGAATCTGAAAAGACTAGCCTTCAACAATTTTATGCAGCTGCCATTCAAGCGTCGAATAACACTCAAGCAATCAAGGACCAGGCGACTGCTTTTGCTATCGTGAACGACAAACGATTCGATGACTTGACAATTCAAGGCGTAAATCAAACTGCTGCGGTTTTGGCACGTATCAACGATGTTGAAAATCAAAATTTGAGAGATCAATTGTTTGAGAGCAGAAGAAGATTTGACGCAAAAGAGAATGAGCTACACATCACAAATACCAACATCAACACAAATGCCCAAGCTCAGGCTCAATTTCAAATCCAAGCTCAACGAGACAATGATTTGCACAGACGTTTAGACGCTGTATTCGGTTCATTTAATCAATTGAACAGAAATACGCAAGACGTGATTAACTTTGGAACAATGGCAGCCTCTGCCAACCAAGCTAATCAGCAAACTAACGTAAAGTAATCGATGAGAATACAACGCCTAAATC